GGAATTGCCCTTATGGCAGTACATCTCGGATTCTTTTTTTCCTGCAAGGTCTTGGTCTTGTTCTTCGCAGGTTTTTTTGTAGTTTTTGCGAACTGATATGAACGTAATGGCACAGTTGTGTATTGTGCCAAGTTTTGTACTAGGCTGAGATCAACTTTTCCTGCACCTGATTGGCTTGCACTCGTATCCCTGAGCGGATTGCGCCTCTACTCCGAGGCTGCGTCCGTCTGCATTCGGCCGCTAGTCGACCGCTTCAGGCTGAGCTATCTACTCCTCTGCCTGGTCATCATCATCTGCTCCTCCGGCCTGGCCGCCGGCACCGTCACCGCGAGCCGCATCATGAGGCAGCGCCTGGATGGCTGCGTGGATGAGGGCAGCGTGCTGGTTGGCGCGCTCCTTGTAGGCGTTAGCCTGTGCTTCCTCGTAGACCGCGTCGAACAGGTCTGCGTTGACTTCTCCGGTCATGAGAGTGCACTGCGAGCGTGCGTACGTTTCGAGGGCGCTTCCTGCGGCGATGTTTTGACGTCGCATGATGGTCCGATAATTCTTACATAGCTGCTCCCAACGACTGTCATAGTCATCGTAGTCGACAGCTTTGCTCCTGCGGACGTTGCCCTGTAGTTGGCTTAGTTTCGGGCTTTTGTACAAGGTACTCTGTGGATAGATCTGTGACATAAAGCTCGCAGACCTTCCGAGGCAGTCATCGCCGACTCCATCGGTGCCCAGGCGGTTCTGTCCAGTCAGATAGAAGGCACCCATGTGGTAACGGGCCTTGGAGGCAGTCATCATCATGTTTTTGCGGACACGGGCGGCCTGGACAAGGGTCGCTGGCTCAGGGCACATCAGGCCAATGGGATGTGGTAGCATTTTCCTGATGCTTTGGTATGCTACCTCCAGCCCCGCAGTGCCCGCGGGAGAGGACTCGAAGCGGAGCAGTGCGTCGGCCGAGAGTGAGACGCAGTCCGGATAGTCCTCTGCGACAGGGTCGGTTGGCAGGATGCCAGGGATGCGAGCTTTGCCCAAGATGTAGAGGGTACTAGCCCAGTGTCCAATTGTGTGCATGAGTGTAGCTTTGTTGGCCGCGGTGAGCTCTTGTGCGCTCCACATCATATCAGCAACCTTGCGCGGATACCCCTGCATCTGGTGCTGTCCTGTGTGGTGGTTCATTAGCCAAAACCCGGCTTTGGTTGCTACTACCGCGGTGACCACTTTGCCGATGTTCTCGACGTTGATGTCGCCTCTGTGGGCTAGTTCACCGACAGGTGGTGCATCGGTATGAGTCCAGTCGCCGTCGGGACGGCCATTATGATTCCTTATGAGCCCACACCGGACGATGGCATACGCTCCGATTCCGAGCCATTTGCGGAGTGCATCTGAGTTGACGCCTAGAGCGTCAGCCGCTGTGGTGCTGGCGTACTGGGCTGCTTGGGTAGCGGCCAGAGCTACATCCAGGCTCGTGTTTACGTGGAGTTTTGCAGCATCGGGCAAGCTCTGGTCGCCGGCCGCTGCAATCCCGACTTCGAACTGTCCGTTTAAGAGAGGCAAGTTGACCTCGATGGGAGGGAGAGCCATCCTAGGATCGTAGGAGCAGATGTTGTCTGAATCGGGTTCGTCTTGTTACAGGTCGTTGATTTGAGTATGTACACGTGATTGAGCAAACACATACACTTCTAACTATCACAGTTCTAATCTACGGCACTCGCCCACAAGAACCACGAAAATATTAAAGAACACACGCCACACCGATATTACAATAGCATGCTCCTCCCGGAGGTAGACAACAAACTGCCCAGTAGTACTGCC